CTCAAAGGTGTAGAGTCCATATTAGACGCGATTTCAGCTGGCTGGAGATATGGATTGGAGGAAAACGTAGAAAACGGTGCCCAGGGACACCAGTTCCTACACGCTTTCTTCTCTTTATTATCTTACATCAACCTGAGTTGGGGGGTTGGATTGCACAGGGAGTACAACCGGTTTGCCATCCAACACGACAAGGAACCTTGCGCCAGGAAGAAAAAGAAAAAGAGGAGGAGAGCACCTAGGAGCAGGACCCAGGGCAATAGGTCCATCAGGTTATATGCCGACATGATAGGCGACCCGTGTGGAGCCACATTGGTACCAGGAATCAATGGGACCGAAGAAGGCATATTGGCCCGGTTGAAGACAACAACCGCTATTTCGTCCACTGACTATGGTATGGTCTTGTGGTGTCCCACATATTTTGGGTCTGACGGCCAAGGTCAACATGGTAACATTTTCTTGTTCAGAGATGCAACCGGAGGCTCTTCAATAAATGTTACGAATACCCAGGCAGTACCATTAGGTGTCGGAGCTTCTTTTGACCCTGCAGGAAACCTTTCAGCAGGTGGCGCAAATGCCTTTTGCGAGTCTGCAACAGTGGCAGACGCAAGAGTAGTTTCAGCATGCCTAAGAATGCGTTACTTGGGTAAGATGGTTGACGTTTCAGGGGAGATAGCCTTCGTTGAGAACCTGTCCACACAGGCTTTCTTGGAAGGCAGTGCAGGTCTCCCTGTAAGTGTCGATGATCTTTTCAATATGAGCACAAAAATCACCAGGCTTGGCCTTGAGTCTAATGAGGTTGTATACAGACCAGATCCCGAATTGGCTGGGTTCTTCAAGACCACAAGAGACGGTGCGATCACTGAAGGAACAGTGGGGGCCTCAGCCAGTGTAATCACGTCTGAAGCTTTACGTTTCGGTCCCACTTGGATTGGATTTGTGTGGAGGGGGTGTACCGCGGCTGACTTAACTTTTGACTTTATTCAAAATATTGAGTGGAGACCAGAAGTCAATGTGGGCTACGTTGCCATCCCACCTAAAGCAATCAATGATTCAAGTATGATTGGGAAAGCTACTAAGTGGTTGGACACAAATTACCCAGGTTGGTCTGTAACCCTTGGTAATGTGGCTAGGAGAGGGGCAAACGCTGTCGCTAGGTCTGTCTTCTCCTACGGGGCAAACTTTCTAACAGGAAGCCCTGTAGCCGCTAATATGATCACTTATTAGTGGTCATCAGACACGGTCTCAGAGTAGTGTTAAAGACACTCACCGTAAGAGTTAAAGAGTCTGAACGGCAAATTGGTCAGACAAACTGTTCCACCGAGTGTACGGTGGGGTGTACCTACAGCCTTATTGTGGATCAACAAACTGTTCTACCGAGTTCACGGTGGGGTGTACCAACAGCCTTATTGTGGG